GGTGGCAGCACAACTACTGGTATTTCTACCATGGAGTTGAATTCAGCTACGTTGGCAACAACAGCAGCATTGAACTTGAAAGTTGTTGGCTTGTACAACGACGTCAACAATGAGTTCGGCACAAATGCCGTGGTGGTAGTTAAGATCAACGAACACGTGTACGGTAGTGCAGGTGTTGCTGGTCAATAAGGAGATAAATCATGGCAATTACCCGTTCCCAACTTGTTAAAGAACTAGAGCCCGGCCTTAATGCTTTATTCGGTCTCGAATACAAGCGTTATGAAAATGAGCATGAGCAGATTTTCTCTATTGAGACATCTGACCGTGCTTTTGAAGAAGAGGTCATGTTGACTGGCTTCGGTTCTGCTCCGGTGAAGACCGAGGGTGCAGGCATGGCATACGACACCGCTTTGGAGTCGTTCACTGCTCGCTACACCCACGAAACCATCGCTATGGCGTTTGCGTTGACTGAAGAAGCCGTTGAGGACAACCTCTACGACCGTCTTTCTGTTCGCTACACCAAGGCGCTGGCTCGTTCCATGTCCAACACTAAGCAAGTAAAAGCTGCTTCTGTGCTGAACAATGGATTTACTGGTGGTCAGTTTGCTGGCGGCGACGGCGTGGCTTTGATGTCCATTGCCCACCCAACTGCATTGGGCCCAGACTTCGCTAACCGTCCTGTTGTTGCTGCTGACTTGAACGAGACTTCTCTCGAACAAGGCATTATTGACATTGCGTCGTTTACCGATGAGCGCGGCTTAAAGGTTGCGTTGACTGCTCGTAAACTGGTTGTTCCTAAAGAGTTGCAGTTTACTGCAGAGCGCTTGATGAAGACCGTCCAACGTGTGGCAACGGCTGACAATGATATCAACGCGATCAAGTCCATGGGCTTGATTCCTGAAGGATACACTGTCAACCATTACTTGACAGACACAGATGCCTTCTTCTTGTTGACTGACGCACCTAACGGTTTGAAGATGTTCAACCGTTCACCTATCAAAACCGCTTTTGAAGGCGATTTTGAGACAGGTAACGTCCGTTACAAGGCCCGTGAGCGCTATAGCTTTGGCTTCAGCGATCCACGCGGTATCTACGGTTCTCCCGGCGCTGCATAAGCGTTTGGAAAATATAAAAAAGGGGGCTTGCGCCCCCTTTTCTTTTGGTGTATATTGCTTTTAATCCGGACTTTCCGGTGCATTAGACTAGTTCCGGCTAGACGACATACAGACTGATGCACTACAACTTGTATGTAAGGAACCATCATGGCTCAAACCACATTCTCCGGCCCAGTTACGTCTAAAGCTGGCTTTAATTCAGACGATACTCTGACCGCCGCTGACTATACATCAGGCAGTTTCAACCTCACCGATTTTACTGTTCGCCCTGCGGCAACATGGACAGGCACAGTAGCGGCATTGGTTGGCGCGGCTAACCATCGCACGGCTGGAGTCTCTGGCGGCACGATCATTGGCTGCTATGCCCAGACTTCAATGGGAGCGTCGGCAACCACTGTAATTACAGGTCTTAACACTGCCGTGATGGGCGTTGTAGACATGGGCGCAAGTACAAACACAGGCGCTACTTACGGCGCAGTTTTTGACTTTACATCGTTCTCGGGTTCACGGGGTGTGCGGCCCACGGCTTTTGTTGGTTTTGGTGATGACGCACAAAACAGCCTTGGCGTTTTGAATTTGTTTGACGTCGGTCGTAGTGCCTCTCCCGTTAGCACAGGCGCATCTGGTAACGTACTTTTTACCACTGTTGCTCCCACTTCACTAAGTGGTTCTTTGCGTGTTCAAGTCAACGGCCTTACCCGTTACATTCCACTATACAGTAGCCAAACATGACCGAGTTAGACCTTAAAGAGCGCCTTGAGGCGTTAGAGGCTCAAAGGCGGCAAGGGGAAGCTAATCTAAATGCTATTGCTGGAGCTATGCAAGAATGTCAGTACTGGCTGCAAAAGATAGCAGACAAACCGGAGCAAAAAGATGGCAACTGATGTTAAACAAGCGCATATAAACGTAAGTGGTTTTTTAGTGCTGGGGCGCAACCGCGTCAGGGCTTTGTCCTTTGTAGGAACGGCTTCAGCGGGAACATTGGCAGTTTTTGATACTGATACTGCCCCTGTAACCTCGAGCGTCACATACGGGCGAACGGGAACAACTGTAACCGTAACCAAAACGGCTCACGGGCTTGTTACTGGGGATACTGTTGGAATTCATTTTGAAGCGTTCCCCTCAGCTACGGATGGCAACTATGTCATTACCCGAGTTGATGCAAACAACTTTACGCTTACTGACATTAACAGTGGGTCTATCTCAGGTAGCCCTGCAGCGGTGTATGTCAGCGGTGGCGGTTCGTGGCTCTTGACGTATGAATCCGCGGCCACAGACATCTTTAATAATTCTCCGGACATTCCAGAAGATGGTGTCTTAGCGATTAAGGGTGTTTATGCGTACATGGACAACATAACTGTTGCTAACATTTTTTATGGCTAAAAAGGGCCCTTCGCTCTCAGTAGGTCGGGGCGAGAAGCTTCCGATCTCTAAGGGTGCGGGTCTGACTGCCAAAGGCCGAGCTAAATACAATGCTGCTACAGGCAGTAATTTAAAAGCTCCTCAGCCTAAAGGCGGTCCACGAAAAGATTCGTTTTGCGCGCGCATGTCCGGGATGCCCGGTCCTATGAAGGATGAGAAGGGTAAACCTACACGCAAGGCGGCAGCCTTGGCAAGATGGAAGTGCTAAATGGAAGTCAATACAATCTGGTTAGCAATCCTTTCCGCTGCCTTTGGTGGATTGTGGTTTTTTATCCGCGAGAAATTTGACGAGCTTAAACGAATTGACATTTTGTTGAATAAAACCCGCGAGGAAATTGCTCGTGACTACACAACCAATGCAGAAGTGCAGAGAATTACCGATCACATTGATCAAAGGTTTAACCGGCTTGAAGAGAAGATTGATCAGCTTATTCGGGCAGGAAAATAATGTATTTAACGAGCAACATTCCGTATTTTAAATGTTGGGTAAGAAAAGAATTTACAAATGGCCATCAAAAGTATCAAGGTGAGTACCTTCATGCGTTGGCTGTAGCGGTAACAACCATCCCTGATAGGAGCTTGAGTTTTCAGGTTATTTTTACGGGATGTGAGGCAGATGACGGTAGTCAGGAGAATGTGCATGGTGGGGCAATGTGGGCACGGATGCCCCTTGCGGCTTTAGTTGGAGACATTCCTTTAGAGGTGTGGCCAGAACGTATGTTGAATCATTTATCGCAGCCTTGGGACTGCAATTCATACAATCACTCCATCATCAGTTTGGAGCGGGCAAAGCCTTCTCCTTGGTTGTGCAAAATTAACAATGAATTTTTTACCGGCAGATACTTGTTCACGGTAGACTATGCGGAAAGCGACGTATCTGAGGATCCATCGCAGCACAAACAGAGTCATGTGTTGATATTGACTGATGCGGGTAAATGGACAGGAAATATTGTGGCACTGCCTAACAACAGGGTCCGCGTAACGAGTCCAGCGTATTGGGTTACAGGACAGGGAGCGCCTGATTTTAGGCCAAACCAGTGGATTCATTGTGCGGAGCAAGATGACTCGTACATGGATGCGGAAGAAACTTTTAACAACCTCTATCAGGAGAAAAAAGATGATGAACTCTAAGATGATGGCCAGCGGTGGCATGATGAAATCTAAGATGGGTGCCAGCGGCGGCATGAAGAAAAAAGGCTATGCTGCAGGCGGCGCTGTTGATATGGCGGGCCCAGAGGGCAAGACCATGAGCCAGCCTGTTAAGAAAACAGTGACAGGTCAGACTGTTTCAGTGCGTGGCGTAGGTGCAGCACGTGCTCAAAAAGCAACCATCTATTAAAAAATGACTACCTCTGGCGTCTCCTCCTACAACCCGGACTTCGATGAGATCATCACCGAAGCGTATGAACGCTGCGGCGTGCAAGTCCGGGATGGATATGACGTTTTATCTGCGCGCCGTTCATTGAACTTGATGTTTGCTGAGTGGGCTAATCGCGGATTAAATTTGTATACGATTGAGCAGCGGCAGGTGGTTTTAGTTGCTAATACGTTTGAGTACACGTTGCCGGATGACACAGTAGATGTTTTGTCTGCGGTGATACGTACCAATTCTGGTCAGTCTGATCAACAAGATATTACGATTGATCGGATTGGCAGTGCAGAGTATTTGCACACACCCAACAAGTACACCCCTTCCCGTCCTGCACAGTTTTATGTGCAGCGCACGGTGCCGGCAAAGCTGTTTTTGTATCCCGCGCCCGATGCAACGCAGCAATACATCTTTCGCTACTATGGCATTCGCCGTATACAAGAAACTGGTGCAGTCACCAATACAGCGGACATTTCTTTTCGTTTCTTGCCTTGTTTAACTGCAGGTTTAGCGTATTATTTGGCTGTTAAAAAAGCGCCAGATCGTATTGCTATGCTCAAGCAGTTTTACGAAGAAGAGTTTGCTCGGGCAGCGGCAGAGGACAGAGAGCGGTCTAGTTATTTTGCAGTACCTACGTATACGGAGAGTTACTGATGGCTGGGTACACTTCTGGCAAATTTGGTCTTGCTCTGTGTGATCAGTGTGGTCAGCAGTTTAAGTTAAATCAGCTTAAAAAAGAGTGGACTGGGTTTAAGGTCTGCGATGAATGCTATCAGCCTAAGCACCCGCAGCTTGAGCCTAAGCGCACGTTAAACGAGCCTCAGGCGTTGTTGGAGCCGCGTCCTGAGGGGCGACTAGGCGTTAACGTTTATGTAGGGGACACGGGAGATACTTCTTTTGCAAGTATTGGCATGCAGCCCATGCCTCCTGCAAGAAATTTAGTAGCTGGCGCTATGCTTGGAACAGTTACAACGAGCATCACATGAACTATTCTGAATTAACCGCGGCTATCCAAGCGTATACCGAAAATACCGATACATCTTTTGTAGCGCAGATCCCTGTTTTTGTTAAACAAGCAGAGCAACGAATTAACAACAGTGTTCAGGTTGCTAATCTGCGCCAAAACGTAACAGGGTTTATGACCCCGGGCAACAAGTATGTAGATTGTCCATCAGATTTTCTTTCTACTTATTCTTTAGCCGTGTACGCTGTGGCAACACCGACTGCAACAGGAACGGCGGCAGCTTTTACCGTTGTAGTGTCCAGTGCTACAAATATTGTGGCGGGGATGTATGTTTCTGGGACCGGAATTGCAGTGGGTGCAGTGGTTTCTACGATTGTAGGAACCACTGTTACGCTCACAATTGCTAATACGGCAACTGTATCTGGCACTTTGACGTTTCAGGGCGATTACACTTATTTGCTTAATCGAGACGTTAACTTTATTCGAGAAGCATATCCAAACCCTTTGCAACGGGCTAAACCAAAACACTATGCTATTTTTGGGCCTAATAGCG